GACCAAGAGAATGAATCCACTCTGGCCTGCGGTCATATTGGTAAATGTCAGAGTAAATGCCCCAGTTGGTGTGCAAGCAAAGTTGTTCGTAACCGACAAGTCAAATGAGCCGTCATTGTCAGTCGTAACCGTGCCACGTTGAGATGCTGTAAATGTCTGGGCTACGTCAGTCTTTGCTGTGTCTGCATCATAGGCTTGCACATCTGTGCCAATCGTTAAACCTAAAGATGTCTTTAACGTAGCACCAGACTCTACAACAAAGTTGCTACCGTTACCAATTATTACGCCGTTATCTGTTGGTGTAAGACCAGCAATATCGGCAAGTTGGGCATCATAGGCCTGAACATCTGTACCAATAGTCAGTCCCAACGATGTTTTTAGCGTAGCGCCTGACTCAACAACAAAGTTAGAACCATTCCCGATTATAACACCATTATCAGTCGGTGTCAAACCAGCAACATCAGCCAATTGAGCATCATAGGCTTGAACAGAAGTTCCAATGTTGGATGCTAGTAAAACATTACTGCCCTCAACTGCAATCACCCCGGCAGAGACACGGGTTACGGTTGTGTCAGATGCGTTACCAATATTGACGGCTGTAAACTGTGGACTATCTCCAGTACCTAATCCTAAACTTGTACGGGCAGTGTCTCCAGATTCGGCTACAAAGTTTGTTCCGTTTCCGACAATGAAGTTGCCATCCGTAACAGCTAATCCAGCAACATCGGCTAACTGAGCATCATAGGCCTGGACCGTGGTGCCAATGGCAGCAGGCGCTAGATAGTCAGTGCCAGCCGTGGCAGCAGTAAAGGCGCTAGTGCCGTTACCTTTAATAATGCCGGTCAGTGTCGATGCCCCGGTACCGCCGTAGGCAACAGCAATCGCAGTACCTTTCCAAGCCCCGGTAGTGATCTCGTTAGAGTCATTAATCGTAACTCCGCTGGTCTGGATAATCTTACCAGTAGAGCCATCAAAGCGGGGTACAGTGTTGTCAGTAGACGATGATGGTCCAGTTACGTCACCAGTACCGCCACCGCCGCCAACGGTAATCCACTCTACATCAGTAGCGCCAGAGGTAACAGCAAGAACTTTACCACCATTACCAGTATAAGAAGGCAGTAAGTTAACACGAGCATTGGCAGCTGTGCTTGCCCCTGTTCCACCATCAGCAACAGCAATATCAGTGATGCCAGTGACAGAACCACCGCTAATTGTAACATTGTTTGCATCTTGTGTGGCTATAGTCCCTAATCCAAGGCTGGTACGAGCAGTAGAGCCAGATTCGGTTACAAAGTTAGTACCGTTGCCGACAATAAAGTTATTATCGCTGGGTGTTAGGCCAGCAATGTCAGCTAATTGGGCATCATAGGCTTGTACATCAGTACCGATGGTTAAACCAAGGGAAGTCTTTAGCGTTGCTCCAGATTCTACAACAAAATTGGTGCCATTGCCAATAACAACCCCATTGTCTGTAGGGCTAAGACCAGCAATGTCTGCCAACTGAGCATCGTAGGCTTGTACGTCTGTTCCGATAACTAGGCCTAGATTGGTCCTAGCACCGGAGGCGTTAGAAGCCCCAGTACCGCCATCAGCGACTGCTAAGTCAGTAATACCAGTGATTGTACCGCCAGTGATGTTAGCAGAGGCGTTGTCAGTCTTGGTGGCAATTGCCGTAGCAACGTTATTTAATTCTGTATCAATTTCGGAGCCACGAACAACCTTACCGGAATTACCGGGAGGCAGTGAATCCTTGGCGGTGAAATTGGTGACTTTGGTGTAGTTAGACATTTTTACTCCGATTAGGCATACCAGATGGGGATATAACCACCAGCATCAGTAGACCATGCTTTGGTCAATGATGCATCTTCATATACATTAATATAATCAATGCCAGCTTTTTTGCCTGTCGTACTAACAAGAACATCTGCCAGCATTCCAGTAGAATAGGTATTCTTCTGTGCCGGTTCTGATCCTAATTTCTTTACAGGGATGTAGTCTACCCATGCCTTTAGTCCAGTGGTGCTACCAAGTTTATTGATAACCCATTTGGTGGTTCCATTGGTAGTAGCGTAGGTGGTGGGGAAGCAACGAGGTATCATTTAGTTTCCTCTTTAGTTTTCTATAGCAACCTCAGCGAAGATGCTATAGAAAAGCCTCCGAAGAGGCAAAACCGTAAGGTTTAGAATCCTGGTCGAGCAACTACTAAACGTAGTGATGTTTCACCAAGATCTACAGTGGAGCCAGTTGTGTTTTGGAAAATCATAGTAACCGTGTTAGCAGCAGATACATAAGCAGTAGCCTGAACACCTGCAAGACTTACACCTAGAGAAAACCCAACAACAACATCGCCAAGAGCAACACCGGGAACAGCAACAGTATCAGTGTCACTAGCCCCAGTAAGCAGACTATCAACGTTAATCGTAGCACGAACTTCCCACATATCATTGAAGATACCGTGGAATTGTTCTCTGCCTCGATTCGTTGTTACAGCGGTAGCGTTAGCCATTTTTAAATCTCCTTATTGGTTAGAATGGGGCCAGCCTTATGAGCCAGCCCCGCTTGTTATCCCTGATTAGGCAGGAACAGCAATACCAACAGCGGAGGTATCACGCAGTTCGCCAACACCGTAGAGAGTGTCTGCGGTGAGCAGCGTTGCGAGGTACTCTTGCTTGTACTGAGTCTGAACACGGATGCCCAACTGCTCGATGAGAACGCCGTACTCTGGGTGGAACATAACAGCGATACGAGCACCACCAGTAGCTGTGGGGCAGTTGGTCGAAACATAGACCTTAACGCCGTATACGTCACCAATCTGACCGTTGCGGATGGAATCGCCGTTACCAACGAAAGCCTGCTCAGTGAAACGAGCAAGACCAAGCATTGTGTTACGAGCAACAGGCGGGATTACAAGTGAACGTCCGTCCATCGGAACATCGTTGTCGTCCAGAGTCTGGATGATCTTACGGATACCAGCGTCAGTGATAGCAGTAGCGTTTGCCGAACCAGAAGTGTAGTTCGTGGAGCCATCGCCACCGATAACAGCCTTGTCCCAAGTTGCGTTACCAGCACCGGCTTGAGCCTTGCTGAAGTTGTTCAACAGGTCAGTGTCGATCTGGGTAGCAAGAGCGTAACCGGAGTCATCCGTGTAGAAGCGGCGCAGCGAAGAAAGCGCCTGAACTTCTGCCAAGTCCTCGATCAAGCGGCTGTACTCATAATGCTTGTCGATGTTAACAGTGATTCCAGTTCCGGTCATCTGCTGCATTGTAACAGCCGACTCAACCGTCTTAGCCGAAGCTGCACCACGACCAGGAGCAGGGAACGTGACAGAGTCACCTTTCTTGCCCTTGAAGTTCATCTTCTTGATGAGGTTAGCTACAACGAGGTTCTTCTTGTAAGCAGCAATGATCTCGTCTTGCCAAATTTGTGGTACAAAACCAGCGGTATCTGCTTCTGATTTGATGACGAAGTCACCTGAGGGATAAAATGCCATGATAAAAGTCCTTTGTTAAAAGTTGTTAGTTAACGGACCCGGCCTTCACGATACGCTTGCATTATTTCAGGCTGCATCATATCGTACTTGTCTGGATCCTTTTGCATGAGGTTAATAATGTCTGATCTACGAAAAATCTTCTTAGAAGGTGCCTCGTCACTGCCAGACTTAACAGTAGTTGTTGCGGCTTTGACTGCTTGGCTTCGTGCTTCCTTCTCTACTGAGGCGGTTGCTTTGGCTACTTGCTGTCGCTCTTTCCATGTTGACAGCAGTTCATCCGCAGCATCTACATCATATTGACGGTCTGCACGAACTAACAATTCAGTCCTAACTCTAGAAGCCTGAACCCATTCTTTGAAGTTTGGGTTTGTAGCAATATCCATGTAGTCAGGATGTTTTGTTTGTATATCAGTCTTAGCCTTGGCTACTTTCATCTCCAAAGACAGCATCTCTGCCTGTTTAATCTTTGGATGGTTGTCAATAGCCCTTGCTACTGCTTTGTCAGGATCAGCGAAGAAATCAGTTTCTTCTACCTTCTCCGTACTCAGCTGCTGCTTGCTTAAAGTTTGGGTCTTGATGAAATCATCCACAACCCTACGTAATTCTCCGACTTCGCTGCCCTGTCTGCCGATTAACTTCTCAGCTTCCATGTGCATCTGAGCAATCTCTTTAGCGTTTTTTCCCCGATACTTCTCAGGAATGCTATCATCAACTTGCTCTTGTGTCTGAACCTGCAGTGCAGACTCTTGCGTTGCTACATCGGTAAATACTTCGTTAGGTTGCGTTTCAACAACGCCTTCTTCAGCAAAACTAGCCATTAGTCTCTCCGTGCCTTAACAGCATTTAGAAAAGAACACTTACAGATTTGAGGGGGTTCTCTTATCCCTCTGAAATACCAACTTTACGTTCGTACTTAATATGCGACTTACGCCGCTTCTCCCATGCCATTGCGGCACCAGGAAAGTCCCCTGTGATACCTTCTAGAGATATCCTAGGGGCTGAGATGAGTCTGCTTGCGTCATTTGCACAGTGAGGGCACTGTATGACTTTTACAGAATCATCAACATATTTTTCAGTTATGTGGCCTTTGGCACATTGAAAATCAAATATTCTTCTCATTTAGTTCCTCGTAAGCACTTTCAGACAGTTCCCGTAAACCAATCATGTAGTCTAGGATGTCTACTTGTCCTTTGCGGAACTCTATATTTGTTGTATCACAGTTGCGGATATTTTCATAAGAACTCCGCATATCTGTCAGGTCTTCAATGAGTTGTTTCCACGCTTTGGTGGACATCATCTCTAACCTATCTTCGTAGTATTGTTGTAATTCTGGTAACATTGTTGTAATTCTACCACACTTTTATTATTTTGTCAAGCACTTTTTGACGGTTTTGTCAAGTTTTTTAACTTTGTCTTGCGGCAACGACCTGAAGGTTTGCGATGTCCTTCTTGGTGTTGATATCTTTCTCCTTCAGAGCCAGATTAGCGACCTTGACACGGCGCTCGAACTCTGCCGTGGCTTGATTGCTGTCTCCAAGGTACTTAGAGGCGCTGGCAGCGATAGAGGCCTGCAATTCCTGTGGCTTTAGCTGGGTATCGACCACTTCAGCCTGTGTTCTGGCCTGTTTTAGCTGGATATCTGCCTGAAGATCAGCCAATTCTAGCTGTGCTTTCTGCATCTGCATCTGCATAGCCTGCTGTTGAGCCTGTTGCTGCTGCGGATTAGGCTGCATCATCTGTGATAACTGCTGAATCATCTCTTCCCTGTTGTTTAGGCTGGAGTTTTCGATGATTGCCTTCAGAACCAGGGGCACAACTGGAGACTCAGGACCTAAAGTCTTCAGCAAGTTCATAAACTGCATCTGCTCATACTCACGGGCAACGATGCCTAGGTTAGAAGCAGGGATGAAGTTGTAGTCCTGTGCTGGATAACGCTCTGGGTCGAACTGCATGAAGCGGTAAGCAGCCTTGCTCACAAAAGGAATAAGGAACTGCTCTTGGAAATTGACCAAGGTACGCTTATTCTTCTTGATGATTGCCGATAGGGCAGGGTTTAGGCCTCCGCCGTCTGCACCAGCTGCTGGTAACGATGCAGAATCTACTGTGCCGGTAGCCATCAGGAGCATCTTCATAAACTCGCCAGCGGTCTGTAGGTTGCCTGGGTCAGTAACTCCGAACTTAAAGGCCTGTAAAATCTCATTTGGGTTGCCGTTGGTCAGAATAGTCTTACCAGGACGAACCTCAAACTTGCTTCCACGGGGAAGTCGTGTAGCATCGATACCCATCATCGGTACCGTAGTCAATGCTAGGCTGTCTAAGTGGGCACGGATCTGAGCATCAATAGCACGTTGGCAGTTATAGCCCTTCTCAGCGATGCCACGGCCCCAGAAACGGTTAGGCATAGAGTCGTACTGGAAGGCTACGATGGGACGATCCTGCATCATGTAGGGGCTTTGCTCGGCCTTTAATAGGTACTGGTCGTTAGCGATAACGATGATGCCCTCAACCAAGTCCGTGTAAGGCGCTGCTTCGGTACCAAACTCGTCAGTCTTGTCAGCAAATATCTTAACAATCTGCTCAGTGTCCTCAGAATCTAAGAGGAACTTAGGTATTAAGCCGTAATAGCGCAGTAATAAGACCTTGTCTTGCTGGTACTCGATGGTCTCCTGTACTGGTTCCAGGTCAGAGTCTACAGCGGTGGGGCCAAAGTTGGGCACGGTCTTATAAACGCCGGACTCCATACCAGCCACAACAGAGTGCAGAGACACATACTCTTCAACTGCACAGCCTAGTGCGTCTTCAATGCTGGTTGCGTTGGGGTCAATTAAGAAGTTCTTAGGATTGATTGGTTTGAGGCCAACAACAAAGCGGCTACGCTCTTCAACACCAACAGCGGTCATGCTCATTTCCACGATTGGGCGTGATGCAGGCGCTAACTCGTTCTTCTCTGCAATGACAATCTCACCGATGCCGGTGCCATAGACTGCACCAAGAACGATAGTGTCAGAGACTGCCTTACGAACCTTTTCCTTTTTAAAGTCCTCATACATCTGGTTCTTAAGCTGCTCTACGTCAATGCGGTTCTTATCAGCTAAGTCATCAGTGATGTCAAAGAACTTCTCACCACGACCAAAGACAGCCTCTTCAATCTCAGCTACTGAGGACTCGATAGCCTGCTGGAGTGCTGGTGTGACTATCCTTGAACGCTCAGACTCACGGGTGCTGTCTTCTCCAGCCCACAGACCACGCCATAGACGCTCATAGCGTTTCCATTCCTCAAGATAGTTCTCATCTCGCTGGTTACGCCAATTCTCACAACGAGACAAGACCCAGTCAGTAATCTGGGAATCTCTGCTGTTATATGTTTGATCGTCCATTATTAGTCCTCGATGGTGTTGCCGATGCTATCGGAAAAGACACTGACGTACTCTTCTTTTTCTTCTTCTTCTTCCGACTCTTCTTCTTCCATAGGGCCAAAGATGTCTTTGTCTTTGAGGCCAGCCTCTTTAGCGGCAGTGATAATCGTCATCATGCAATCAGCACTAAACTTCTTTTCCATCTCTTCTTTGATGGTCTCGAATACGGCAGGGTTCTTGACTAACTTGTCCCAATTAAGTGGCACATAGTCTTCTTTGTTGTAATACATCATGTCCATATCTATTCCTTAATATCCAGAAACAACATCTAAGGGAACGTACTCGTCTTCTTCGTAGTCTGCGGTGTACTCCGCAATTGCTATCTGGTCGATGTAGCTTAGTGCATCAATCAAGTCATCGTGGACCTGGGGGTTAGGAAAGTTCATCAGTTCATCAACCAACTCACTATTCCAGGGGCCTTCATTAAAGGTAATCTTTCCGTGCTCTAGTCTGCCCTGTAAAGACCAAGTGATTCTATCTGTCTTTTTC